GAGTTGCAGGACCAGCTGGCCGCCACGGGTGAAGCGGTGTTCCTTATCGCTCTGCAGGAGAAGCGTCAGGCGTTTTACCGTTCGTGCAAGCAGTTTCCTGTGTTCGGGAAGGGTTGGTTGAACCGCTGCGACGATGCGTTCAGCGTGGCGCAGGAGCTTGTTTAGCTGTTTTCATCATTAGTTGTTATGAGTTCAAATCCATTAAAAGCTGTCGGAGGGGCCCTGGCAAATATCGCCACGTTCGGGGGATATGGAGCCAATAAGGCGGCCAAGAAGCAGGCAAGCGCCGCCAACGCTATGGCCGATGCCATGGCGAATGCCCCGGAGCAGAAGGTTATTACTACGGAAACCAAGGATGTTTCCCAAGCGGAGGATGCGGTGAATTCGTCTGCCCGCCGCCGCTTGAAGCTTAGTAATACGACGAACCGGAGTAATCCTCTTTCTTCCCTGGCTGGTCTAAGGAAGACGCTGGGTTGATTTTTACACAGGAGATTCATGGAAAATGTTAAAGATTTATTGAGGACGGCAGACGCCCTGTTCACGGAGATGAATAAGAATTCCGGGGATTGGGATGAATTGCGCCGGCGCATCATGCCGAGGATGGAGGGGAAGGCCCGCCAGCAGGAACAGGCTAATGAGATGACGGCTGCGTCCAGTTTTTCTCCGGTGGCGCATAAGTCCCTTTTGAATTTGGCGTCCGCTCATCTTCTTTTTATTACTCCCATGGATCAGAAGTGGTTTTCCCTGCGGCCGCAGGAGGAAAGGGATGATTACACCGATGAGGATGACTGGTACAGCAAAGCGACGGAGGCCGTCTACCGTGCGCTGGCGGATTCCAATTTCTATGCGGCGGCCCACGAGGTTTACCTGGACCGTTGCCTGACGGGTACAGGCTGCATGTTTGCAGATGTTTCCCGTGACGGGTCCCTGGTGTTCAAACACGTTCCTACCGGGACTTATGCGATTGCCGAGGGAGCCCACGGGGAGGTGAATACGCTGGTGCGGACGTTGAAGTTTACTGCCCAGCAGGCCGTGGAGATGTTTAAGCTGGGTAATCTGCCTGTCAAGATTCAGGAGGCGTATAAGAATGCGGAGAGGCGATACACCGAGATGTTCGAGTTTGTTCATCTTGTACTGCCCAACAGCCGGGCGCAGTTCGGTTCCGACATGGTAAGGCCTAGCCGCCGCAAGTGGTTGGACGTGTATATTGCCAGGGAGGCGGAGAAGATTGTTTTCCATGGCGGCTTTTACGAGTTTCCTTTTCTGGTGACGCGCTTTTTGAAGGGCGGCGTTTCTTCTTACGGAGAGGCTCCGGGGAAGGCTGTGCTGCCGGAGATCAAGGCTACCCTGCTGATGGATCGGGTGATGGATGTGGCCGGCAGCCGGGCGGCCATTCCCAGCGTTATCGTGTCAGCTAAGATGGCAAAGGAGGTTGATTTGAGGGCCGGAGGCAAGACGGTTGTTCCGGATGAGCTTATTAGTTCACAGTTGCCGAGGGAATGGGCGAACGTGGGGGATGTGAGGTTTATGCTGGAGCGGCAAGATAAGAAGGAGAAGTTGATCAGGGAGGCGTTTTTCAATGATATTCTCCAGGTGGTTTCAAGCGTGGACCGCGAGATGACGGCTACGGAGGTGAATGCCCGCGAGTCGGAACGCATTATTTGCTTTTTTTCTTCTTTCATTCAGTTTTCGCAGGATTTTCAGACGATGATGAATCGCATTGTCTGCCTGATGTTCCGCAATACGCAGGGGGCCGTGCTTCCGGGCGACGCGCCTGATGAGTTTTTTGTCCGTTCCGCCGATGGGGGGAAGTTTGAGTTGCGGACTCCCCGCACCCGTTATCTGGGCAAGATTGCCCAGGCATTTGACCGTTTGCAGAGGTACGGCCTTGAGGGGGTGTTGAATGGGTTGGCGAAGTATATCAAGGTTTCGGGCGATACCCGCATTGCCAAGCGCATGAAGGCATGGGAGGTATTGCGGTTTATGTGGGACAGTTCCGGCGCCCCGTCCAAGTGCATTGTGTCCGCGTCCGAGAATAGCAAGATGGTTGAGGAGGAGAAGGCGCAGGAGGATCAGATGCGTCAGGCCGCCCTTGCGGAACAATTGGCCAGGGCCGGCAGGGATAGTGCCGCGGCGTCCGCACAGTTTAATACGGAATCATGATGAATATGTTTGAAGATAAGCCGACACCGGAACAGGTTGAGTTTCTCAAGAGGCTCAACCGGAGGCGAGCCGCACTGAAGGAGGCTTTTACTCCGGAGGTGCTGGATATTTTAGAGAAGGAGTTCCAGACGAATTTGCCCTGTTTTCAAGGGAAGGCTGGTTCCTACGACCCCCTTGACGCGATGCGCCGAGACGCCCAAAGGGAAATGCTCCTGTGGGTGAAATACGAAATCGAACAATATAACCCTGATTTATGATATACAATAGATTATTCCACAATAGGTTCCTGAGGGAAGAGGCCATTCCCGGCAGCGAAGGAGAAGGCCCCGGCGGCGGAGCGCCGCCCCCGGCAAGTCCCGTGGACAGTCCGCCTCCCGCGAATCCTCCAGTCCCGCCCAATCCCTACGATTTTTCAGGGGGTGCGGAACAGCCCGTTCCGGATCCCGGCAGTACTCCCCCGCTTTCTCCGCAGGAGGAGACCGAGTATGAAATTGATTTTGGAGAGGGGTTTGTGGAGAATGATGCCCTGCGAGATATGTTGAAGGGACATGCCAGGGCGGCAGGGCTGCCGGCCGATGCCGCCGGGAAGTTTCTTTCCGAGGTGGCCGCCAGCATCCGCGCGGACGAGGAGGAGGCTTTTAAGGAGGCAGACGAAGCGTTGAAGGACGAATGGGGAGCGGAGTATGAGACGAATGTTTCTGCCGCCAAGGCGTTTGCCCGGAAGCTTTCCGTGGAGTCCGGCGTTCCTATGGAGAAGATGGCTGTGTTTGCGAGTCCGGACGGGTTCCGCGTTCTGCACGCCATTTCCCGGCTGACAGGCGAGGGAGGCTTGAAGGGCGGCGGCCAGATTCCGGCGAAGACGGACCCTGCCGACGAGGCTCAAGCTATTTTGTCCGACCCCAATCACCGTTATTATAAGGCGATCGCCGATCCTTCGCATCCACAGTGGCGGGAGGCTACCGATTATTATAATAAGCTGGTGGGGATTTCCGGTTAGTTTTTTGCGTTGACTATTGGTTCGGAGGGGTGTCCTGCTGTGCGGGGCGCCCTTTCTTTTTTTCATTTGTTCAAGTTACGGTTGTATTCATCAGGCCTGGGGATGTGGCATGATGCCTCAAATGGATAAGGTGACCGTTTTTAACCAGGCTTTGGCCCAGTTTGGGGACCGGGAGTATGTGAAGGGTTCCCCAGCCGGTCGCACCGTTGATTTGTGGTGGCCTACCGTGTTGCGGGAAGCGCTGTTGTTCGGGGCATGGACCTGGGCAACCAAACGTGTTGAGATGGATCGCTCCGTTATGAGGCATCCGATTCCGGATGATTGCCTGCGCGTGCTGTATGTGGGGGCGGATTTGTTCCGCATTGAGGGGCGTGATTTGGTGGTTGAGCGTTACGGGAAACGCGCCGCCGGGACCGATAAGCTGGTGGTGGATTATCTTTCCGACGAGGTGGCCCGTTCCGAAGTGCTGCCGGATCACAGTCCGTTTTTTATCAAGGGCGTTGTGTTTCTTCTGGCTGGCAGGTGCGCTTTGAAGCTGGCTTCTTCTCCCCAGCTTGCGGCCGCTTTGGAGGCACAGGGGGAGGCGTTTTTAAGCAAGGCCCTTTATTGGGACACCTGCCAGCATTCTTCCAACGACCAGGATCCTTTAACAGAGATTTTAAGCAGTTCCATTTTCTGATGTTATGAGTTCCGATTTCGGGGGTTCCCAGCAGTATAAGTATCAGGGGCAGGCGGCTTTGAGCAACGGGCGCGCCACGCAGGCGGCTTATGAGAAGAAGGCCCGCGCCCTGGAGGCGGAGGCGGTTTCCGATTCCCACCTGGCCGCCCGCAATATGAAGCGGATGCGCCAGAATCAGAATGCCGCCATGGGGTCTGTACGGGCACAGCGCGGCGGATCCGGTTTTACTTCCGAGGGGTCCGGCAGCCAGGCGGAGGTGGCGGTGGCGGATGTGTGGGAGAGCGCCATTGGGGACGCGGCCCTTTCCAACGCTGTTTCCGATGCCAATAAGCGGTTTGCCGCGGAGTCCGCCCGATACCAGGGGGATCTGTCCATGATGGCGGCACGCAGCGAGGCGGACCAGTATAAGATGCTTTCACAGAATGCCCTTGGTTCTGCCATGATCCAGACGGCCCTGACGGTAGCGGGGGGGGCCATGGGGGCGGCAGGAATGTCCGGTGGCGGGTTGCTGGGGGGTGTTACCGAGAGCGGGCAGACGTGGGGTTCCGCCGCCGGAGGAACCCAGGGGGCTTTTTCCGGGATGATGAATGCTTATTCCCTTTCCGGTTCCCTGGGGGGGATGGTGCCGGGGAGCATGCAGTCTTCCAACAGGTTGAGGGATTTCCTGCTGGCTAATTTCATGGGTTTTGGAAAGAGATGAGCGTTTCTCCCATGCAGCAGGCTTTTTTACTGATGGAAGCCCAGCGCCCCGGCTGGTTCCGGGAGACCGTTTCCCTGGCGGACGCGGGAGGAGGGATCGTGTGGTGCTGCCCTTCGTTGTTTTTTGCGGGGGTGCCGGATCCGGAGTCTCCCAGGACGTTGATTGTTCTTTTTGCCCACGGCCGCATGGAGGCCGTCAGGGAGCTGGCTTGTCTGGTGCAGGGGCGTTTTGACCGGGCAAGGTGGCAACGCTGCATCCGCGGACGCGAGGACTGGAAGGAGATTTCCATCCCCAGGTTTTTAAGTTTTAACCGTTTCAAGATGAAAGAAGATGAGTGATTTACAGCAACCCATGTACGGAGGAACCCGGATGAATGCGGCTTCCTCCACCCCTGCCCCGGTCCAGATGCCGGATGTTTCTTCCAAGCCCGTTCAGAGGGCGCTGCAGAATGCCCAGGAGTTTGTGTTTGATGTTGCCCACCAGTACCAGCGCATGAAGGATTTCGGCGAGCAGACGCGGCTGGAAGGCCGGATGAATGATTTGGCCAGCGAGTTTGAGCAGGAGATGACCCGGAGATTAGGGGTTGCCCGCGGTGATAAGCTGTCTTTTTATGATCGTGACGGGAGGCTGAAAGAGAGCGCCCTGAATACGTTTGTACGGAATTACGAAGGGAAGTTCCGCGAGTTGAAGGGGAGTTTTGTTTCCCAGGAGGAGGCCTCCAGATTCGGAGCCAGGCAGCAGGATGTGATGCGCCGACTCCAAGGGCGGGCTTCCGAGTTGATGCTTAAGGGGCAGATTCAGGAGTCCAGACAGGCTTTTGAAGAGGGGTTGAAGGGGGATTTGCTGCGGAGGGATTACCAGGGAGCCACCCGTAGGCGCATTCAGGCTTACGAGGCCGGCATTATTTCTGAGAATGGAATGAACAACGGTATTCTGGAAGATACACGGAACGGCCTTTTGGACGAATACGAGCAGGATATGCTGATTAACCCCAGTGTTGCTTTTACGAAGCTTGGGGACGGCTATTTTGATGCTCTGGGCGCAGGAGATGTTTTAAAGCTGAAGGAGAAGACCAGAAGGTTTTTACGTTCCGCGAACCGCTCCGAAAGTGAAGATGGAGCGCCCGGTTACAGAAAGGGTTCTCTTTGGCCGAAAGCTTCCCTCCGTTACGGAGCCACGGAGCAGGAGTACGACTGGGTGGAGCATTATAACCGGACCGGCAGTTACGGGAAATACGCCCCTTCCATTAAGTTTGCCTTCCGGGAGGATTTACGGAATCTGCCCCCCGCCAATTCCGGCGAAGAAAGAACAAGGTACGTCAATGACATGTTGAAGAAGTGGGGGCAGTATGGACAGGTTCTTGGAGATGAAAGGAAGTTGCGCCTGTTTGTGGAAGACCGGATTGACGCCATGGGGAGCCCCAATACGAACCGGAATAATATAGAGGCCGTTTTGAAGGCCATGCCGGATCATGTATATATCCCTTATTTTTCTTACCAGGTAGCTAATGCTTACAAGAGTGGTGACCAGGAGCAGATTAAGAAGGAAGAGAATACGCGGGATGAGGTGGAGGCAGATATTTTGTATAAGACGGAACTTTCCATGACAGAGTGGAGACAGGCTCATCCTAATGCCACACTTGCCCAAGATCTTGCGCAGATCCATAAATTCACCGCTTTTCATGCCGGGAACAGGTTTGCCTATCGGCCTATTACCGAAGAAGACAAAAAAAGATCTGACGAGAGCCGCATGAAGAAGGCGCTGGAGTCCATGCCTTTGTATTCTTTTGAGCAACAGGAAGAGTTGAACGTGTCTCCAGAAGAGAGGGAGGCCCAGCAAAAGAAGGCGGCACAATATATTAAGGGCCAAAGACCTTATTTGCCTTCCCCTCTTGAGAACCACCCTGTTTCTTTTGTCCGGCATGGTGCGTCCGGAGCGTATGTTTCCAAGCAGGCTTATGAGGCTATCAAGGCTAAGTTTGGGAATAGGCCTTTTGCCCGCATTTCTCTGGGACGCAACGGAGCTTTTCTAAAGGTTCCCGTGGTCGGGGTTTATGAGGGGACCCCGCGGGGCGTTGAGGTTTCAGGACCGCTTTATGAACGCATGGCGTTAAGGTTTCCCGGTGAACAGGCCAGCGGGAATGTCAGCATTTACGACGGGAAGGATGAACCGGAAGCGCCGGAAGATGGATACGGACCAGGCCTGCTGCCTCCTTTGCCGGGTGGGGACGATACTTACACGCAGGTGAACGATATTGGCGATTCCGCTCTTTTACCTCTTAATCAATAGTTTTAGCACAATAATATATGTTTGCACAGGATGTTTTTGAAAGGTTGGGGCTGTCCCAAGATACGGATTTATTGAACGATCTCCAGAAAGAGGCGTTGTTAGAGCCAACGGAAGCGGCGCAGAGTCCCTATATGGATGACCCGGCATATGCCGGTTTTGAGACTTTGCGCGGTTTGTTTGGTTCCAACCATGGAGATAATCCCTCCATGTATTGGCTGGCACAGGGAAAAGAGATGCCTGAATTTGCCACCGTGGCGGACGCACAGGCTGCCGTCTGGAAGGATTTCCAGAAAAAAGCCCGTGCTTATCAGGAAGAGCAGGAGCGACAACAACAGGCACGGGAGGCATTGGCTGCTACGATTGATCCCTTCATTGACCGGTACGTGCGCGGGGACGCTGTGGTTCCCTCCCCTGAACAAGTAATGATGATGCAGGAGGCGGGCATTTCCTGGGAGAGTGTCAGACGAGCCCGAAGAGGGATGCAACTTGTCCGGGAATATGACACGCAGGGCATCCTGTACGACGACAGGATCATCAATAATCTGGCGGAACAGGTGGGAGATGATGAGTTGGCACGGCGCATTGTGCTGAATATGTTTTATAATGACGCCAGGAAGTACGCCAAGGATAAGCACGGTGACGAGTGGACCGGGATTGACTGGATAGATAAGGCAGCCCAGGGGGTAACGGGGATGGTACGCACCGGAGGTGTGAAGGGGTGGCGGACAGGTCAGAAGGCCTGGCGGAATTTACAGGTAATGGGAGAGGTGGATGCCGTTACGAATGCAGCTAAGCGTCTGCCGGAGTTGATTGCTTCCGGAATGGATGTGGATGAAGCACGCGCTCAGATTGAGAAGGATGCCACTTTTCTTGAGATACGACGCCGCTGGGCTGCCGATCTGGTTCAAACTATGGAAGCCGGGGAGAAGGAATATTTGGAAGGTGAGGACCGTCATTTGGTTGGCCGTATTGGTTCGCAGCTTGGTTCCATTATCGGAGATACGGCTCCCTGGTTCATTCCTGCCATTGGTCCTGCTATCGGAGCTTCCTCCGCCATGCAATCCCGCAGGGATGAGGGGGTGAGCATTGGGTTAACTATGGAGGAAACAGAGAAGAGGGCCATGATGTTCGGCCAGGCAGATGCTCTGGAAGAGATGATTGCTTTTTCCCCCATCGGGCGGTTGACGCCCGGATATAAGTGGTTGAAGAAGGCGCTTGGCGGTGGGAAGGCCGCCGGGAAGCTGGCCCCGTGGCGGGCTCGATGGATGGCGAGTCCGAAGGCCCAGTACGCTATTCAAGGGCTTTCCGGCGCTGCGGAAGAGTCCATTCTTGAGCCTACAGCCGGGTATTTGATGCGTACTGTACAGAGTATGAATCTGACGGACGAACGCGGAAAACAGACTTTCCGTCAGTATTTGGACGATATGGGGCAGATGATGCACGGAGAACAGGGGCTTGCCCTGCTGGCTTTTACGTTTGGGATGTCCGGCTTTAATTATCCTCAAATCAAAAAGGCGGCCCAGGAGTTTGGCCTTTCTCTGCAACATTACAAGGAACTGGGAGGCACGGCCCAGGGGTATCTGGAGGCCAGGGAGGAAAAGACCGCCGAAGGTTTTTTGAATAAGGCCCTTGCCAATTTGCATGATTCCTGGATGGAGGATCCGCAGGCTTCCCTGGAGCGGGCGAGCGCGGCTGCCGGAGAACGCCTTTCCGGGGAACGCATTGAGTCTTTGAGGGAGCTGGACGCGTGGCGGGCTGCCGAGGATGCCGGCATGGTGCCGCGGGTGGAGCCGGCGGAACAGGAGGGGATGTTCCGGGTGTATGCTCCAGCGCGCAGCACGAAAGCGCCGCGGGAGGATGCTTCCGTCTCCAGAGAGGGAGAGGAAGAGGACGCCCCTTCTTACACGCTGATGGACGGCGAGCAGATGACGGCTTATTTACAGGCGTTTGTGAGCGAGCAAGTGGAGAGTGACATCCTCTACACGCAGCATTTGCTGGCCGGGGACGTGACGGTGAGACAGGCCCTGGCCCAGGGGCGTTTTGACGCGGCGGAGGTGATCACGCGCACAGTGACGGATGAGAAGACCGGAGCCGAACGGGTGGTGATTGCCCCGGAGACGCT